GTTCACGCCGATATGCTTTTGGGAAGCCACAGCCAGCGTGGTGAATTGTTCGTTGTCGTCCTGAACTTGCAGGGCGGCGCCGTCAGTAACCAGAGCGCGGTCCGGCAGGCGGATGCGCAGAGTGGAGCCAATTTTTGCGCCTTCAACGGCAAACGAATCATCGTATTGGCGGTTAACGTTGCGGGTGAGGACAAGATTATTCTCAAGGATTTCCAGAGCCTTGCGAGTAATCATATCGATGGTCAGAAGACTATTTGCCATGATGGTTTCCTAAAATAATTAACGGTTTCGTTGCGCCTCAAGCTTCCGCATTTGCCTTTGACGTTCTGCCTCAATCCATTCCGATGCACTCATGGTTTTAATTGAGCGGGGATCGGTCGTATCGTAAGCAGGTGCCCCAGAAGTGCGAGCAGTCACAGGCTTAATTGGAGCCGGAGCCGAAGTTGTTTTCTTTGCCGGAGGATCTGCAACAAGTTTTGCCTCGATTCTTCCAATTTCTTTTGCCTGAAGATAAGGAGACATGCGGGCAATTCTGTCTGCTTCTTTTGGATTCGCCCCGAGGTAATAAGCCACATCGGGTCCAATATCTGAAGCCTGAATTGTTTGCGCCATCACTTCGGTGATTGGCAAATTTGGGTTATACGCGACCTGTTCAAAGTCTTCGTATTTGTCCCGAGCTTGCTCTTCTTTGTCGTGATAGCTTTCAAGCAATGCAGCCTGCTGTTTTGCCTGCTCTCTTTTTGCAACCAACTCTTCAGCTTTTCGGTATGCCAATGCTTCCGCATAGGCTTCCGGGCTTTCAAATTGATCTACAGGCGGAACATCCGCCGGAACAGACCTAACTGTTTGCGTTTCCGCAGCAATTCGCTGTTGCTCTCTTTCCCACTTGCGCTGTTCTCTTGCAAGCCTTTTACCGATTAGCGCATCAACTTCCTCCTGCGAAAATACTTTTGCAGGTTTAGTTTCTTGCGATTCTTCGGTCACTTCCGGCAATAAAACTTCGGGCGCAGGCGATGCCGTCTCGACCTGTTCCGGCGCGGAAACCTCCGCTGGCACTGCTTCTTCAATCATTTTGATTCCTTGGAATCCCTGGTCATTCGGGCCAGTACGTTTTGAATTGTATTCAAGTTGTTAAAGTTTGCAATTCTGCATCACTTAAACGTCTTGGATAATACCTTATTTCTTGTATCCATCCGCCTAACTGAGTTACACCAAATATCGCGCCGATTCGAAGCGTATTAACCCCTGTGGGGCTTGCGGCAGGGCTAGCGGTAGAGGGCGCCGCTCCATTTACAGATAACGCGGCTTGATTGGTTCCCACAGCATAAGCAAGAGCAGCTTTTACTATTGCTCCCGCAGAAAATGATGCGGAGTTGGCCGGGTTTGTTGCTGCTCCTCCCGCCACCACACGAGCGGCTACCGCCATTGGTGTGCCAAGAGGAACGAACATTGAAAAACGATTGTTGTTTGATCCGTCATCCAACGCCGCAATTCCTCGATTGTTTGCCCCGTCAGGGCATGGCTCAATAAATTGGGCAAACAATGTTCCTGCGGAGTTTTTATACCAAGGAGACAGTGTTGTTACTGTTGCAACATCTGCTTGTCTTTGAACCGATGCAGAAGTGGTCGGTATGTAACTGCTTGGGCACGCGCCCGCCTCTAGTTGCGCGCCCCATATCTGTATCACATCGCCATTGGTTCGGATTCGGATGCCGACTTGCTGGTTCGCCGTTGTAGCGGGAAACGTATAACGCACCCATGCCGTCGTAATTGCTTGAGTTGTCCATGTTGCCCCGTTATCAAGCGTGTACTGAATGTCACCAGTGCCTGTGACACGCTTCAGGAAAACACTGAACACTCGCTGCGCTGAACTACCCGCCGCCGCCGAGGATACAATGGTCTGATCTGCCGCGCCGTTTGCCTTAATTTCCAGTGCGTTCCCCGTGCCGTCTGGCGAGGTGCGTGTTGTGCTGACCCGTTGCAGGCTTGCACTATCAACCCAGTTATTCTGAGCTCCGCCAGCAGTGGCAAACGTCTGACTCCAGTTTAACAAATTGGTTCGAGATTCCTCGATCAAGAGCCCTCTGGAAACAAGAGTCAAGGGGTCATAATCAAACCTCGGGGCGTTCGTCGCAGCAATTTGAACAAGCCCTGCACTATCAAAATAAGTACCTGAAGACGCTCGGGTAAATGTGATTCTAGGATCAAGCGCGGCTTGATTGACGAATTGAAATGCCACGGTGACATTTCCGCCCCCGCTTTTTAGGCTTGGGATTGCCCCAAGCCCTATAGCGGCCCCGTTCCTGAGAGGAATGCCGAATCCCATAATCAGCGAATGTTTATAGGTTTGGCATACAGAGTGCCCCCTGCAGCAACTTGGATTGCGCTGACTCTCCAAGGCGCCCCGGTCCCGGCTGGAATAAACACCGGCACAGGCACGTTTGCAGGAATGGGTGTGTCGGCAGTGGTAGCCGTAACTCCTTCGCCTACCCTGATATAGGCATCCGTGGTGCACCACACCAGAACGCCTTGCGGCCCAGCTGGCCATGTGGCAGTGCTGCCCGCGGTGCCCGTATAAGAAACACTGCGCGCCGTGAATGCCGCGTCATTGCAGGGTCTAAGCAATTCCATTTTTTACCTCTTACGCTAAAAAGCGAAGTTTATACAGTGTGCTGTAATACAAGCCCATGATTTCATCAATAATGTTTTGCAAGGGCGTGCATTCTTTATCCACTACTTTATATCGGTTTGCTTCAATTTCGTCTGCTTGTTCTTGCAAGAACTCTACGATATTGGCAGTTTTTTTAGCGGGCTGAAGAGCAATCCCGCCGATTAAACCATATTTTCCTTGATAGGCCTCGGCAAACTTGTCTGCAAGATCAATGATGCCTTCGTAAAACCCTTGCAGCGCCACATGCTTGGCATAACTTCGTGTGTTCAGATGCACCGAATGGGCAACATCTCGCCCGAGAAACATCAATCCGACAAAATCGGCTGCCTTCATTGCATGGCCCCCGGTTGAATAGGTTCTTGAATAGGTTCTTGAATAGATTCTTCGGGCAGTTCTTGCCCCGGCATTTCGCCGATCAGATCGCCTGAAGTAATCATGCCGTGAATGGTCCCCATGACGATATCCTGAATCTGCTCTGGTTGCATGCTGTTTTGAACGGCAGACAAACGTCGGGTTTCAGCTTCATATGCTTTGACTTTAGCTTCAAACTCTTTAATCTCCACATCGCGGTTTTCGATGCTTTGATTTACGTTTTGAAGCATTGCCGCCATTTGCTGCATTTCAGCTTGCATGGCTTGCATCTGTTGTTGCGCTGCCATGAGCTCCGGCGAGGCTTCCGCGTTATCTTCCAACAGTTTCGGGTCAATCATCTTGCGAAGCCGTTTGGCAAGGTCATCGGCGCCCGGCCAGTCAAAGTTCTTGACCAACAGATCGCCAGCGACCTGCCACAATGCCGGGTTAGCCTGCAACACCTGCGCCATGCTTTCAGCCGCTTCTTGGCGCTTGGTCATGTAGCTCGGTCCAGTGGTCACGCACACGTCATACCTGCCCACCGAGGGGTTGTAAATCTTCTTGATAACCGCGCCGGTTTGCTGGTCGACAATCTTGCGCACTGGTTCAGCCTGCGTCGGATCAATCATCGCCATATCAGCTTCGCCATCCAGCCCGATGATCCGGGCGATGCGCTGAGTGTCGTAGATTTTGGGAATGAGATCCACGATCTGCCGAGTCAGATGCCGCACAGCCCGCGCCAGATTATCGACATAGTGATAAGTGCCAGTGTCTGATTGGCGCTCGCGCGCCATAATCGCGCGGCCTGACTTCTCATTGCCCGCCAAACCAAGACTGGCATCATACTGACCGGTCGTGCTCTTGATATCGTCAGACGCGCCAACTTTGGCCTGAATAAGGCCAGCTTGGGCCATCGGAGGCATGGCACGCTGAGGCAACGGCAATGGATTGCCCAAGCCATCAGTAGCGTCAGGGTTGACCTCAAGGTATGGCCAGTTCTGCGTGTTAGCAGTTTTCCACTGGGTCTCGTAACCCTCAAACTGCCCGCCGTAGCCAATAAAAGGCGCTTTAGGGGCGAGCGCCAGCATTTCAGCCTCTTGGCTTACCCAGTAGTTATACATACGCTGCGCGTCCTTGGCATTGCGCACAAGGCCGGACAGATACACGCGGCCATCTACTTCAAACTCGTTGCCAACAACGCGCACAACAGGAATATACTTCCCTGCCCACTCGCGCTCCTCCAGCACTTCGTAGCCGTTGATTTTGCACCACTTGACCTTTTGACGATCAACTTGGCGTGATCGAATGGGCTTCATGCCAGCAGACTTCATCTGCTTGTCTTCCGGCGATCCTTCAAACGCAGTTGCGCCCCCATAGTACAAATTCAGCTTGGCTGGCTCGTGCTCAATGTAAAAATACTCGGCAATTCGCACCGTATTTTCGTTGATCCACTGAGAAACGCTTTGATCTCCAACACCAAGTTGTTGCAAGGTAGAAACAGGCGAAGCATCGGGGAACATGCGTTCATAATCTTCCCGCGTTATGTCTTCGGTGATGAAACACCATTTCGCATCTGCGCCGCATGGATCCTGAATCATCGGGTCCATATAAACGCTGAAAGCGTTACGAATGCGCCCGATCTTGATGTCTTGATCAAAGCTTGTATCGTCGCAATACTCGGTCAGCAGGCGGATATACCCTTCACCAAACGCCACCTGATTTTCGCAGGCCGTGTCATATGCCACATCGGCATCTGATATGTACTCAATGTGCCTGACGATTCCGTCGAAAATCTCGGCCACTTCAGGATCGGCCATATCGTCCGCCGGAATAACTTTTCCAGAAGGACGATTCTGCCGCTGGTCATTAGTGATCTGGCGGACGTGCTGGGGCAGCTTGTTGATGGTGAGGCAGGGCCGAGCATTGATTGTCTGCCCCTGAACGGCACCACGGGTTGCCAGCACGTCTGCTGGCCACTGGAAATGATTGTCTGGCGATCCACAATAAAACCGCAAATCATCCAACTCATCTTCTCTACTCTCAGAATAAGCAGAGATTGCAAGATTAAGTCTAGATCGTGCGGTTTCTAAAAGCTCTTTTTTAGACATGCCTATTGCCCTTGCTCATATTGTCGGGGCCATAAATCACTTGCAAATTCCATGGCACATGCAATCCAGATACTGCTGTCCCCCGAAGCGGAACAATGTGGTCAACATGGTAATCAAGCCCAGATTGCCGCAATCCAGCACAATATTTGTAAACGCTTTCCATTTCCGCTTTGTCAGCATCAGACAGCCAGACAGGCATTCTATCTATTTTTGCTTGACGATAATTTGCCGTCAAAATATTTCTGCGCCCTTTGTCTTTAGCGTTTTTATTTCGCTGATATTGAGCAAGCCGACCGGGGTTTTTACGTCCCCATTCAACAGAAGAAACAGTGTATTTCTTTCTGTCTTTAGCCTTTGTTTTGTTGGCTGATTGATTGTAACACTTGCAACAAGTTTTGTTTTTTGTGTACCTGTCAGAAACATGCCCGTTAACACATGGTTTGCCAGTGAAATATCGAGGCAAATTGTGTGCCAAAGCAAATTTTCTAGACACAATTGCAGCCATTACTTGCCCTTTTTTGGCGTAGCAGCTTTGCCGCCAGCTTTGCGCTGCACCGAATAAGCGATTGCCACAGCCTGTTTTTGAGGTTTGCCGTGCGCCATTTCAGTTTTGACATTTGACGAAAATGCTTTTTTGCTGGCCGATTTTTTCAGAGGCATTATTTTTTCCCCTTTTTGGCGGTCTTTGCAGAATCGATAAATGCTTGTTTGGTAGGCGCTCCAGTCGCCCCCGGTTTTCGCATTTTCTCGCCGGATCCTGCTTTTATGCGGGCGCGTTTAGCTGCGATGTTAGCGTATAACCCCGGTTTATTTGCCACAATTCCACCTTTTCAGTGCGGCTCTTGCCCGTTCGCCGTCTTTAGCTTTAGCCGCTACGCCGCCCATACGCGCGCAAAAAGAAGCCTTTCTACCTTTGTCAGCTTCGGTCTTGGGATTCGGAGCCGGGGCTTTCAGATTCGAGCCAGTCTCGCGATTATATTTAGCTCGGCCCTTGGCAGTCAGGCCCGCGCCCTGTTTGGTCGGCAGTTTTTCGCCCCGCCCCACGCTGAGAGACACACTTTTTTTTGCCATCACGCCCCCATCCAGCCAGTTGGCCCCATGTAAGGACGGGGCTTTGCATCCACAATCTCGCGTTTTACGGGCTTTGCCTTGCGTATTCCCTCGCAAGCATACCGCAAAGCGTCGATTACATGGTTGTTCTTGTCCTCAATTATAGGCAAAACCTCGTTGGTTTGCGGGTCTATCTTGTAACTATAAGAATTGAGCTCATCAATAAGATGCACACACCGAGGATGAACAACAATGTCGTGCGATTGCAAAAACGCAATACCTTCCTCAACCGAGCCTTTGCCCTTTGCCGCAGCTTGAATTTTAGGATAACCATGTTTTTGCATGTAGTTAATGGTTTCAGGTCTGGCCGAGTCAGCACGAATAAACCACTTTCGCGACTCTGGCACCCGGTCAAACAAGTCTGGCAGATTCACAATCTCGCACCCGATCATATACGCTTCGTAATCAACGTATAGCCGGTTGCCTTCAATCGAACACCGCACCAGTACTGAAGGATCGACGCTGAATCCCCAGTCAGCCCCAAGCCTGTATATCGTGCCCTCGGGACGCTCAAACTCTTCCACCGTCCAATTTTTAAACACCCGAGCTTCGGAATTCTTAAGGTATTCCCCGCGCCACACATGGTGGAACTTGTCTGGGTCACGACGCCTGTCATATTCCATTTCCGCCCGCAGAACGTCCGGAAACCACGGGTTATCCTCGTAATTTACCGGGATGACCACGGCATCAGGTGGGGGCTTGTCACCGCGTAGCAAGACATCCACCGGGTCTTCAGCACTGTGAGGGTTCCACGTGAACCACAGCTCGCTGCCCGGCTTTCGGATGGTCGGACGCAGCAGGTCAAGCGAGCGTTGCGACAGGCTCTGCGCCTCTTCGACCCATGCCCGGTCATAGCCTTCCAGCGACTTGATGCTGTCAGCCGTGTGATTCTGCATGCCTTGAAAGATAATCAGACCCGGCCCGTGCTTGCATTTGATGACGGCATCCTGCACCTCAAAATAAGCGCCAGCGTTCATGGTGCTGATCTTGTGCTCGATCAATCGCTTGACTGACTGATTCAACGACTTCTGAATTTCACGCACGCATACGGAGGACTGGCTTTGGTCCATGATATGCGCCTCGATGAGCATTTCCGCAAAACAGTGAGACTTGCCCGATCCACGGCCACCGAACGCGCCCTTATAGCGCGCCGGTTTGAGCAGCGGGACGGCCCAGCGTGGGGTTTGTATTTTTAGGGTGGTCAAAACAAGCTCTCCTGCTTTGGTTGAGACTGAACCGCCGCAATCCTTGCCTTGGCGATCTCCACATATTCAGCCTCGCGCTCAATGCCGATGAACTGGAACCCTTCAAGAATCGCAGCCTTGCCAGTGCTGCCGCTGCCCATGAACGGGTCAAGCACCACACCACCGGGCGGGGTGACAAGGCGGCACAGGTAGCGCATCAGGTCGGTGGGCTTAACTGTCGGATGAGTGTTGGCGCGCTCGGTCTTGCCCCGCTGGTAGGCGTTGTCCGCGGCAACCGCTCGCCCGTCGCTCGTCGTGGCCGGTGTGAAGCCGTCCAGCCCCTCGTTTCGGTCAGACTTGCTGGCCTTGGCGCAGTAGAAAAACCGCGCCTGCTCGCCCAAGAACTCACCGCCGTCGTGGATCAGGTTGGCGGGCCAGCGGCCAAGGCCAACCACCGCAGGGGATGACGCATAGGCACCGATTGCGCCTGCTTGGCTTTCGGTTCGCACGCCTGCCCCATCGGCTCGGCATCCACCCTCAGCCCCCACCCTGCAC